CTTCTGTACCGGTTGGAGTGGTTGCAACTGGAAGTTGAGAGATTCTTACGCCCATGTTAGTTCGTTATCGCCTCGGTAAAAACTCCGTTATCGGGATCGACCAGAAGGTCGAGATCATTTTCTGTCGTTAGATTAGCTGCACCCACAAAAATCTCCCCCGGTGGTGGTTGAGTCCAGGGAGGTATCTGCACATCATATGTCCCTTGGACGAAGTCCTGAGGTTGGCGAGGTTCCCAGCAGTTACGGCAAACGAAGAATCCCTGCCAGTGCTTCAGGAGCATACTTGCTTTGAACTTGAAGCCACAACGCCAACAAAGAGCATTCCAGTCCCCCGGTGCCCAGTAATCATAAGGCCCTCTAGCTGGCCTACCCATAGCGCATCCCCTTTGCATAGCCATGCTTCTGGAGTTCAGGCAACTCGTCCTCGAGGCGACAGCCTATGTCAGTACGCATCCCTTTGTTGGAGGGAATCTTCAGCTGCCAAGCAGCTTTGTAAGCACGGTCATAGGCCTCTTCGACAGTCTTCCCAGTACCTACTACAATCATGATCTCATCGCCTGCGGTCACATAGTCCTTGACCCAGGTGATACCTCCGGCAGTCTCCTGTGGAACCTGACCGTGCATCACTTCGAAGAAGTGTAGGTTATCCATGTTCCCTGCAGTGATACCATAGATAGGGATTCCTGTGAGCTCTTTGCCAGTCATATGGCTATGAGGGAAGTCACCATGATAGATAGCTACACCCAGCGCTATGTCATCACTCGCTCGCAGAGTGTCGCGGCCCTCAAGTAGATCAGCCATCCACTCAACAGGGTCGCCTCGATGAAGTGCACTCTGGATGATCTGCGTTGGCACACCGAAGCGCATAGTGAACTCCAGCGGCTTTGGCTTACCTTCCTCGACCATAGCATTCATGTCAACGTAGCCAGTGTACTTCAGACCGTGAAGGTAGTCTGTGACTGGCTCGAGCACTTCGTCAAATAGCTTAGACTTCTGAACGTAGCGAAGCACTGTTCCCTGCTCACCTGTGTTTTGCCCAAGGTCATCGTTCAGCAGTTTCTTGAATTCAAAGTTCTCGCAAAGATTCTTTCCCCAACCACTAGGACCAAACCAGCCTCCCACAGCCATCTCGATGCCCTTGCATTTTTCCTGAAGCATGAAGGCACCCTTCAGTTTGCCTTCCTTCTTCCACTGTGTTAGCTTGAACACAAGATCCTTTGCAGAGTCAGCTACGTACGACAGGGCTTTGTCACTACTACCACCCCAGGGTTTTGAGGCATAAGCCTTTTTGGTTTTGCTAACAAAGGCAATGGCTTCGTCGTAGTCGCGAAATACTTTGTATGGAAGGACAGGAATCTTGAACTTCTCCAATACCTCCATTCCAAGCTTCCGATCCAGTTCCAGTTCGGCCGCTTGCTGGTTACACCCGAACAGGGGATAGCCCTTCTTGAAGAACTGTTCAAGCTCCGCTGCGTACTTAACATTGTCTCCCAAGATGATAAGGTCTGCCCACTTCATGTGAGGCATCCAAGCGCTTACCTTATCTACGATACCATCTCCAGAAGGGTTCTTCTTCCCTGTCATCATCGGAGGTAGATACAAGCGTACCGTATGGCCACTGTCCTGCGCTCGCATGGCAAGGTCAAGGAACGAAACCTGAGGGTCAATGATAAGTATCTTCATCACTTACTTGTGTTCCAAATTGGTACACTCCTCATTGGTCGATAGCCTCTTTAGTCTTTTTGTGCATGAACGGAGTGAACGCCTCACGTTCCTCAGGAGTCATCTCTTTAATCACTTTAATCTGTTCGCTCGAGCGAAGGGCTTTGAACATTCTCTTATAGCTGTCAAGTCCTACATCACCACGCATTCTCTTTTGGTCAGCACTACTGAGTTCATGCTTGGCAGAGAACTGCTCGAAGGCCTGCTCATACCCCTCATCGCCACTCTGTGCCATCTTGCGAAGCTTAATCGCCTCGCTACCACGTTGTGCTTGGTCATAGGGAGTTGTGCTCTTGTGATAGCTTTGGTAGATGCCAACGATCTTCGCCTCGGCATCTGATTCGGTAGCATACTTGGGTGCAGGGGAGAAACCTGCCACTGCAAGGCCTACCTGCTTAGCACTGCTACGCCCTTGCTTCGCACCCTGCATCGAGATAGGAATCTGATCTGCCATGAACCACTCGAGCTTCTGAGCAAGCTGCTTGAACGCATTGCTATCTGGGTCGGAAATCTCACGACCGAAGTAGTCTACGTTAGTCCACAGCGTCTTGGCTTCATCCACCAGTGGCACGACCTTGTTCGAAACTATCTTTCCAATACCAGAGACCAACCCCTCATGCTGAACGTGCTTCTGAATGGCAGCGAACTCACGCGTGTAGAACATAGTGTTCACTCGTTCAGGCTTTCCATCAGGGCCTGTCTCACCAGTCTTGGGATAGATGTAATCATTCGCTTCCTGCGGTGCTTGACCACTCATATACCAGGTCATCAGACCACCAAGTGCCATTGCACTCATAACGTAGTAGCCAACGAACATGGCTTTGTCCAGCTCTCCAGTTGCAGCAGCCTCTTTGATGTGTCGAGCAACGCTATCACCTTCCTTCAGATTAGTCATATCAATGCCAGCTTTGGCAACCTGAGCTACTCCACCACCATACTCGCGAATGAAGCCTAGGTTCCAGCCCATAGACAGAGTTGAGCCAACTCCAATATCTCTGAGATAGCGATTCCAGAACAACGTGTTGTAGGCCATCTCACCATAGCGATTATCAACAGACTTCTGGAGTTGCCTGAATGCAGCCATACGCTTTAGTGGGTTATCAAGCAAGCTGGGGTCAGCTTCCAACGCTCGCTTGGCATCTCGAATGTAGCTTGCAGTCTTGAGCATCGGAATCCACTCTTCAAAGATAGGCTTCTGCAACGCCTCAACCATAGCCCAGGGAGCTTTGAACACTGCTTTCACTGAGTGTTGCTGGAGCGCATCTTTGAACTTTGCGATAGCATTGTTCTTGTATTCCTTGGGCATCTCAGGTGTGAAGCCACCTTCACCCATGTACTGTAAAGCAAGCCTGTCGGCGTCCGTGAGGTCGTTGTCCTTGATCTTACCCCGGTAGGCATTGAGCAGGCGGTAGCCCATGCCCTGTTTGTTCAAAGCTCCAACCGTTTCACCAACCAGTTCCTTGTAGAACAAGCCCTGTGCCATCTCACGCACGAAGCGCCCCGGTGTTATAGCACCGCTCAGCAATCCCTTCGTAGCGCGGACCATCGTGGTAGCATTGTCAATCGTGGCTATGTGCAAGGGGTGGAATAGGCTCAGTGCAAGCTTAATTGGAACCAGTTTGTTCTTCAGGTCCATAGCACCACGGAACACTGCACCTGCAGGATTCCTCGCACTCCACAGCGATGGAGAGTTAAACGCGTTAGTCATCAGCTGGTGAATGTCGTTGGGCACCAAGTAGCGCTCACCATTAGGAGCCCTCCATTCCAACTCGTAATGGTCAGGGTCCTTGCTTCGCTCAATTCCCTTCACCACGCGGCGAGCCATGCCATGCCTCTCGAGTTCACGTAGAGCTTGAATCTGCATCTTTGCGACTGCTGAGGCGTGGTGTCGAGCTTGGAACAAGTCCTCTGGGTTAGTGAACTTTGGTCTGAAGCCCGCGGCTTGCGCCTGCTCATACATGTCGAAGGAACGGTCCTTGATGAAGTTAGGATCACCCCACTTTGGTCCATATCTCTGCTGGAGCCATCTAGCTACGCCAGCCTGATCCTCGAACATGTGAGGGAGGTAGTGAGTAATCTCATCATACTCGAGGCCAAGCTCTTTATCCTGCCTTGCTAAGTCTGCGTAAGCTGCACTATAGCCTCGTGCAGCAGCCTTCGTTACCTCATCTGGGAAGGGACCACCCTTCTCATAGTTGTGCATGAACTCGAGGCCAGCTTTGGGACCAAGCCTATTCCAGAACTCCCTACGAGGTTCACCCCTGTGCTTCATCACAGTTTCGCTACGCATCTGCTCAGCAATGTTCTTGGCCAGCACTGCTGCAGCATTGCGTGAGAGGTTGCTCATTGACTCAGGTGCAACACTGCGAATGAGCCAGTCGTAGCTGTCAATGAGGTTTCGTTCGACAGCGCGGTAGGTATCTGATTTCTGCAATATGCTACGCGCAAGCGCGAAGGCTCGCACAAGATCCGCTTTGGTAACTGGAATACCAGCGTACATGTAGACAATCTGTGACGCTCCCTGCGCTTGGTTCATTGCAGCGGCCATCTGCCCTAATGGCCTTGGCCGGAGTACTTCACCAAATGCGCCTGTGTGGTCAAGACGCTCTCCAGCATTCTGCACCGCAGTGCGTACGTTTGCACTAGCTTGCTCAGGCGTAAAGCGCTGTGTTCCTCGTGAGGCACCTGCAAGGTGCGCTTCGAGCTTGTTTATTACTTTGCCGTAGTCAATTGTCTCAGGTTTCTTCTCTGGAGAAAGCTTTGCTTTCATTTCATCGAAGGATATAACTTTCCCTTCAACAACATACTTTAGTTTCTTGGGATCAGTCTTTTCCTCTACAAGAGTTTCTCCCTGTCGTCCTGATGGTGTGGCTACTTCTGGAGGAATAATAATCCCTGTTCCATCACCATAGACTGGAAACTGCCCATCACCAATAGTTGAAGCACTGATTCCTGGCCTTCCCTCAGCATCCTGCCCTATAACTAGTTCACCAGTCTTGGCAACCTTCTCGAGTTCTTTTGTAGTTGTCCCTCGGAAGGAATGTTCAGGAGTCACTCGGCCTGCAGTAAGCTCCTCATTGAGAAGTTTCTTTGTTACTTGCTTTCCAAGTTGAGTAGCTTGCATTTGCTTCTCAACATCTGGTTGAGATTCTGCCTGCTTGAGCGTAGGTTCCTTCCTCTCATCCTTCAAGCCAGGCTCTGTCTGAACCTTCGGCTCTTCAGTATTCTCTTTTCTCCAAGCATGTTCCTCCGCCGCAATAGCCTTTGCGTGTAAGTCTTCTATAGCTTCTAGCGACATGCTATCTCTATTACCTATAGCATCTCTATACTTACGATAGGTGTCTTCCCAGAGTGCAATATCATCTCGCTTAGCCTGAGCACGCTGAACGGCCTTAGAACTATCCTCAAGAACTTTAGGTGACGGCGGTGTAGCCACTTTAGGCTTCCTGGCAAGGTCCTCAAACTCTACATCAGTAGGCTCTTCCTTCCCACGCTTCTTCGCTCTCTCCCGAGCTCGTTCAGCTTTCTCCGAGCGCTCCACCGTGACTTCGTCAATGCGGTCCTCAGCCCTCATGCGTGCTTCATGGCCAGGAATCTCTGCGACTATGTCGCGCGCTTGGTTAGGATGCTCTCGAGCTAAGTCATCGAATGCTTCCCTGAACGCAGCTGAGCCCTTTGTGTCAGGACCTCCACCAGGTCCACCTTTACCCTCACTGCCTTTCCCAAAGGCCCACCCAGCTAGCTTCCCAACGTCCTTCACCGCGGTAGGCTTAACCGCCAGTGCACTCGCTATGCCCTCAGTTCCAGCAGCGACAAAGGAAGAAGCAGCCTGTTCAAACTCAGTTTGCCTTCCTGTATCTCCGCCGAGAGCTTCAAATACCTTTTCTCCACCAGCATGAATCGCGTCAGGGATCAGACCCAGAACGTCGAGGAACTTCTTCCCTGCCTCAGTCGTGGGCGCTATATCCTTCTCAAGCTGCGTCATGCCAGTTACATCTTTGGCCTTCTGACTGCCTGCTGCAAAGCCCTGTCCAGTTGCCATGCCTGCAAGTCCACCTATACCACCAACAGCTGCACTCGCCACACCAACTGCACCAGCAGCAAGGCCTTCCGCAGCTCCAGGGATCGCCTCAAGTGGCTTATCACCGACCGCCTCAGCTAGGTCCGCAACCTTCTCTCCACTAGCTTCCCTAAAGCGCTGACCAGGCCCGGGCTGAGCTATGGCGATAGTTTCCCAATCGTCACTACCCTGCTTCGCAGGAATAAACCTATCTCCCTCCCAATGACCAGGCTTGCCAAACTTAGCATACTGCGACTCATTCGAGAACGTGGGATGATTTGGCTTCTTGTAAGTATCTGGCCAATGCCCTGTCTTTGGATCAGGTCTCAGATTTGCTTTGAATGCACCCCGCAAGTCATAGTCCTCACCTGAGTCATTCGGAGCATACTGTGCTTTCCATTGAGTAAAGTTCTGCTCCTCCATAGGAGAAAGCTGAGTGTTAAACTGTCCTCCAGCAGGTTTGGCTCCCGCCAAGGGCATCTGTGCTACTGTCTGCCACTCACCTGAGTCAGGCATTAGTCAGGCCTCTTCTTTGCTTTCAGCACCATCACGCCATTCTCCTCTACCTCTTTGTACTCCAGCTTTGGATCATATGCCAGGTGTGAGTACTGTGGCATCTTGTTATACTTCTGCACCAAGTCCTGCTGGGCCTTAACCTGCTCCGCTGTAGGCGCTCCCTTGCGGTGCATGTCCTTGAACGTTCCACCACTCTTAGCTTCCTTGTATGCTTGTGCCACTGCTTCGCTTTCACGCATGGCAGAGTTCTTTGCCATAAGTTCCTGGGCTCGTTCAGCTATCGGTAGTGCGCTGATGCGCACCTGCTCGTCAGAGACGCCACTGTAGTCCTTCTTTATGTAGTCAGTCGCATCCTTAACAAGCCTCGCCGGGACTTTGGAGTTCCCACCTCCCTCACGAGCAAGCTTCTCTGCACGAGCGTTCGCAACTCGTGTCTCCGCTTGTGTAAGCTTATTCTGAATGTCACGGCGCTTCTCTTCAGATTTCTTATTCTCTTCATCATTCTTCAAACGAGCTTGTTCGATCTTAGTTTGCGCCTGTTCCCTTATTGTCATGAGCTGATTGCGTGCAGCCTCAACTGCCTCAGGACTATAAGGGACATTCTCGAAACCTGTCTCTCGAGCATTAGGTCCAAGCATCTGTTTGAACCCTGCTTTCGCCTGATCCCAGGACTGCTGGTCATGAGCATTGGCAAGCAGCTTCATTCCCTCATCAGAGAGTGTTTTAGCGAACTCGAAAGTTTTAATCTTGTCATTAGTTTGCGAAAGCCTAGCGGCTGCCCGCTGCTGTTGTACCCTCGCAGCACCCTCAGCCATCTTCATGCCTTCATCTGGATTCCCGGAGGCGAAGCCAAGCTCAGCATAGCTCTCCAAATCTGATGTAAGGGAGTCTAGTGGGTCTGCAGGGTTCCCCGGTGGTCCAGCAGTTTGCCCTGCTGCGCGTTTAGCAACAAACTGTTTGAGCATCTCCGCTCGGTCTTTCTGCTGCTTCAAGTTGAGTTCCATGCTCTCAGCTTGTGCAGCATTCTGCCGTGCGATACTCGGCTGCATAGCAATCTGACCAAGCGACTGCTTGATGTTCAGGTCATTGATTGCAGCCGCGTAGTCGTCAGCTTGACGAGCGCTTGTCCCAGCTGGAGTTCCCCACATCTCAGGCACGAGCACCTCCTATATTGATTGTCGTGCCAGGTTGTTTCCCGCCAAAGCCATAGCCAATACTAGCTAGAGCTTGGCTCTCAATGCTCGAGGCATACTCATTCCCCTGTAGCATTGTATTTCCACCTGTTGGAGAGAAGCCAGCCCCAGCAAGTGATGCAAGCCTTGCTTGCTCAGAACTTAGATACTGTCCTGCAAGAGCTTGATCATACTGTTGCAAGGCAATCGCTTGGTTCCCTGAGCCATTAAAGCCTGTCGCAGCACTCTGGCGCAAGATAGCCTGCTCACCTTGCTGTTGAGCAAACTTGTATCCAGGTAGCTGTGTGACTTTACTTGGATCAGCATCAAGGGCTGTGAGCTGAGCACTGTACCCCGCTCGCTGGCTTGCAAAGGGATCTTGTTGCGCCGCAGCCTGCGCAGCCATCTTCTTGATCTGCTGTGCGGTCATGATACCGTTGATGCCAGAGCCAATGGCAAGCAAATTAGAGAAGTTCTTGTACCAGGGCTGGGCAGCGGTTGCAGTTGCTGAGGTACCTCCAGCTGCTCCACCTGCGGTAGCACCTCCAGTTCCAGGTGTGGTTGCAGAGGCTACGCCTCCACCCTCACCACTCACCGAGGCAGGGTTCATACTAGCTTCCGTAATAGGTGCAGCGGCCTGAGTTCCAGTGCCAATAAAACCTGCACCAATACCAGCAGCTCCGCCAATGGCAGCCGCAGCTAGTGCTTGAGAATTACTTCCACCTGCAAGCTTATCTCCGATACCAGCGCCTGCTGCCGCTCCCCAAGGGCCAGCAAGTAGGAATCCGCCGATACCTCCAGCAAGACCACCGATGTCACTTACTAAATCTCTCGTATGGCACATTTCAACCTTCCATAGTGAAACTTGTTCCAACTTCCTGAAATCCTATCCTGCGAAAGAATTCTGCCACGCGGTCCTTGTCCACAAGAGTCGAATTACTTATGCCTATGTCCTTAGCGCCCAGCTTTCGAGCTTCTGCAATATAACCTTTGAGCAAGCGCACTGCTTCCATGTTACCGCGGTACTCCGGCTCCACGTAGAGTACGTAGTCCTCTGCACAGAGTTCCTCGGAGAAAAACGCTGGAGCAACACTCCCCCAGAACATTCCATGCTCGCTAATCAAGAGAATACCTCTTGGACTATCAATTAGAAACTTAGCAAGCTTCGCGACTTTCTTCACACTGAACGCAAGCTTAGAGAACCTTGGCGATTCAGCGTGCATGTGCTGTCCCATTAGTAAGAGCTCTGGAATGTCCTCAAATGTAGCTCTACGTATCATGAGTTTCCCACTGCAAGATAGGAGAATGTGTCGTTCACTCCTATGGAAAGATTCAAGGTAAATCCACTCACAGTTTGCAAACTTGGGTAGGCCACAACGCTCACATTACTCTGAGTTTGAATGAACACTTGGTAACTAGTGTTTGGCATCGGTGAGCTAAAAGTTATAGCCTTCGTTAGATCAGTCACAATAACTGAAACTGTTCCCACTCGCATCTGTGGAGTTGGAAGGCCATTAACTGTTGGCAAAGTATTCGCGAGTGGAAGAACGTGTCTCATTGTATTCTATTCACAAAGCCCGTTATGTTTAGTGCACTTGCTGTACCACTGAATGCCCCGATCACAAGTCCATTGTTTAGTACTTGTCCAGTGACTATTGGAGTGGGAGCAGAGTTCGCTGGTATGCTCACAGCTTTCACTATATGATTCCCAGGGTCTGTGACACCTCCCCACTCGATAGTTAGTGTTGCAGGCGCATTCGTTACGTTTGAAACCCACAAGTAGAGTTCATCGAAGGCTGCGGTGCCGGCTACTGCTGTGTGAATCAAGTTACCGGGAGTAGCTGTATTCACAACTATAATCGGTTTCCCATTCGTTGAGCCAGAGAGAACTAGTCGAGAGTAGTTTGCCACTTAACCTCCGAATATCTGATTTGCGAGAATCATCTGTGAATCAGCTTGGAACAAGCCAGAGGACTGCCGAACTGGACTAAACTCGCGCGTAGCAAGAACTAAGCTTGCGTCGTCTGGTGCAAGTGGCATCGTGAGAGGGCTCACACCTGGCACTGATCTTGGTACACTGAACTCCTTCACAGCGAGAGCAATGTTCACTGCATCTCCACCTATCGGTGCTGGAGTACCTCCACCTGAAGCACTAAAGATAGCTGAGAACTGAAGGAACCAATTTAGCCAGATTGGGCTAAAGGCTGCCTTGCCAGTTTTCTCATCTACCTGAATCGGCAGCTCGTAGGTAGGTGGTGGCTGGAGAACTGGCATCAGAGTGTACCGAGGTCCATTTGGAGGTCTACGGCTTGTAGCCGTAGCGTGGTATTCGAGTTGTGGTGGAAGTGGTGTGCTCGCCTATGGAACGTCCCACAGTCATCCAAGAAGGGACGTGCGGTGCCAAGGTCCACAGATCGGAAGTTACTCCAGCTCTTGTAGTCATCGTCACTCGAGCGTACCTTCAAGATGCTTCCCGGCGTTTGATCTGCAATGAAGTACATCATCTTCATATGCTTGCGCTTCCTCGAACCACCATCGAAGTTAGGCGTGTAGAGATCTACCGGGAACACAGTTCCACCGTCATTGGTGAAGCTCATATCCATGCGATAGAGGATGCCATTCGTCTCATGTTGGACTAAATGCTGGTTAGAGGCATTCACCGTGGCATCCACGATGGGAAGGTAGTTCCCACTTGGGTCAGTCCACTGACTCCACATCTTATCTGTCAGATCATATGCTATCGTTATGTTAGTATTCTTGATCGTTAGCACATAGAACTTGTGGCCGCTCATCTTGAGTGTCCACGAGTACACAGTGGTAAAGTCAGCATTCTTCAAGAGCTTCGACACAGCAGGTGTAGCAACCTCCTTTGCCACTAGCTTATCAAGCACTACGACATTGGGCTCACCTTGCCGAGTCATCGAGGCCCAAATGAGCATATCGTCGATCTCACGTACAGAGTCTGCACTGGCACAGCCGTAGGGGATACGAGCACCCTGAACTGGGCCAAGAGGGCTTCCCGTTGGGTTTCCAGCATCGTAGAATACCTCTGTGGTCCATTGCTTCAGTGCAATCGTGTACACGAGTTGTTTGCTAAGTGCCACTCCGTTGTCAGGCTCAATCTGAGCATTGATCAAGTTGAGTGGGTCCCACGTAGTGGGATTATTCAAGGTGAGTGAGCCCTGGATTGCGGCAGGCGAAGTCATCGCATACATCGTACCATCGAGGTAAGACCAGCCTTTGTAGAACGTTGAGGGGAACGCAGCGTCAGTGATCTGTGCGAATGTAGTGTTATCGTAGGCGTAGGCCTTCACTCCATTGCCTAGCGTTAGCCTGGGCGTCCCTCCCAGTGTCGAACTGAATCGATACACTCCATTCGTAGCATCTACCGTTCCAATGCCTGTACCATCCTTGTAGATCGTAGTTCCGAAGATGGTATAGATGTGTCCTTGCCAGTTATAGCTTCCTATCCCGTTTCCAGTCTTGGTAACACTAGCTGTGAGCCCTGGCCTCTTGTACACCCAGTACTCATCCATCTCTGTATGCTCGACAAAGCAGTTCACTAACCTAGCATCCTTCGCCGTGGTCGTATCACGGTTCGCTGGGTTAAACACCAGCGGGAGCCGGAGAGGTTGGTCAACTGTAGATGCTTGGGCCATTACTTATGTTCCAATTTGGTACACCAGTTATCGGAACTTCCCACTATAATACAACGAGCGCTGATCTGGGGCAAAACTGGTTGGCGCGTCCTCTACGTCCCAGTCCTCTAGCATTTGCCGATACGCAGTTGCCTTTGCCATACAACGGTCCATGATAGCTTGTGGCTGACCAGTGCAAATGTCATCAGCCAAAAGCCATCTCAGTGCAATGAACCACTCTTGCGGGAAGTTCATTGTGTCAGTTATGCCAGTGAAATTCGCTATCTGACCCTGGAGTATTACGTGAGCAGTACCAGTTGCCGCCTGCGCATCTGGAGTCATCCAGAAACTCACAGCAATTAGCGAAGCTTGTTTGTCCACAAAGTACGAGTTGACTGCACCTTGGTTAGTGACCTGCGAGAGGCGCGTGTACTCATCTCGGCTGAGCACAACCAACGGGCTCCTGTTCCCTGTCGAGTCATTGTAGTATCCCTGTAGCACTCGCAGGGGCTTAGTCATGTTCACATCACCACCTGGAGTGAAATTATAGGCCGTCTGCCCTGCTACCAATGTCACCGAGGTATCTGTCTGAGTCCAGAGCTTAATACCCTGCGTTCCCAAGAAGTTGATTATGTCGTTGAGCCTGTTAGTGTACTTGGCTTATTGTTCTGACTTCGGCTCATCCCCTGTTTGCAGCAATCCCGCATCTTCCATAGCATACTGGATGATGCGGGCGGGCTGGTTGAACGTAGCTGCGATAGTCATGTCACGCTATATAACTTAACGAGTCGTAGCTGTAGGCTGAACTCTTGCACTGTGCCTGCTACAAACCCTGTCGAACGAATGTTGATACTTCCGTCATAGCCATCTCTGGTTGCATCCGGAATGGCTCCGCCATCCTGCCAGAGGTCAAACTTCCCTGACTTGGCCAAGGGTAGAATCTGTTGTGGTAGTGCTCCATTCCAGGAGATTACCATGTCCAGAGTTTGGCCTATCGAATAGATTACTTCATCCACACGGAAGCCAGTTAAGCGAAGCCTAGGATCGTTATTGCTAAAGTTGGCAGGAGTGATAAACGAGATCAAGTTTATGTCGTTGGTATCTATCACTCCTGTTACCTTTACAATAGCGTTCCGTGGCCCCTCTTCGATAATCTGCTTTTGAACATCGTTGGCCACGGAATCTCCTAAACGTGTGTAGCGCTAACATCTGGTGCAGGAGCAGGAGCAGGAGTCGGCACCTTAGTATTTGGCGACGTAATCGCTTGCATTTCTGCTTTTGCCATCGTCCTCCACGCTTCCTTGTCCTGCACATTCACGTACTCGTCAGCGAAGTACTTTGCGAACCACTCATCCATTGTCATCTCAGTTCTCCTATTTCACGTAGACGCTCGGACCCTTAGCTGCCGTGAACGTTGTTGGTACAGTGATAGTTGCGGGAAGTGTTCCAAACACGCCTGCAGCCACGCTATTAGCACAGAGCAGATATGGTCCTGGAACTGTCTGAAGTGCACCAGCAGTTGTACCATTTCCCTGAATGCCAATGAAGTATTGGCCAGGACCATAAAGCTGGATACCAGGCACTGCCACACCGGAACCATTCAGCGTAATAGTTAGTTCCAAGAACGTGTTGGCACCACTCAGCGTCGTTCCTGCCAGTGGAGTGCTTGCAATCGGACACCTTGGCTATCGTAGATCGCGGCCAGCGCATTATCTGTGGTAGCCGTGCCACCCTGCAGGAACCCCACTTTAGTGACAAACCTATTGCAGGGAATGAATATCTCTGACATCCACAACTGTATCACATCGGTAGTGTTCGTTCCAAGCGTGGCTAGAGCCACCGGCCCAATAGGAACATTACTGACGATGAACTGCCCCCCTGCAACAGCGGGGGCAGAACCGGCACAGTTCACTCCATTTGGAAGTGCCATACTAACCTCCGATCACTGGCCACTCGGACGTTCGATATAGCCGATTTCCCAGCCGTAGGTATCCGCTGACGCTGCCTGTGAAGCACCCCAGAAGCCCAGCGTGAACCACCAGCCCGGGGCCAGAATAACTGGGGGCATCGGAACAGTGCGTGCACTCACGATGGTAGTGGTACCAATGAGGTTCTTCCCGTACACCGGAGGGCCAAAGTCGAAGATCCACTCATCAAACGCGACTTCCACGGAGCCAACCACTTGACCGTCACCAACTCGCCGGCCATTCACTGACTGTGCCGCAGCGATATTCACGCCACCGTTGCCAGTCATCTTGCTCACAGTGTTCGAGCCAGTGTTAACGTTCTGCGGTGCGCCCAGTGCGGTTCCAGAGGTAGTCAGCTTGGCCACCGTGTTATCCACCAGAGCACTGTAGTTCTTGCTGGTGTTCGAGCCACCCACTACAGTGACTTTCACTTTGATGTAGCGCAGATAGATGTTGAAGCCACCACCTGTCGTAGGCTGACCATTGTTGATGGCTAGCGCAGGGTTGGTATCAGCCAGTGCTTGCGTCGTGTTAGCTACAGCAGTCGATGCTGTTGCAGCTAGTGTCGAAACGAAGAAACTTCCCTCATCCGCAGCACCATAGTCGCCAGGAAAAATAGCGACAATTTTGCTCGAGGGTGTAATCGGAATGCTCGGGTTTGCAACTCCAGTAGACATTTCAAAGTCCTTTCAAGGTTAGGTATCAGCTACCGGAACCAGATAACCTGCTTTATCAGCAGCATCCGTATGGTAGTGCAATCCATACGCAAATCCGGAGCTTAGCGTGATTGGTAGTGGCGTTGTTGGCAAGGCAAAGTCAAAGTTCCCGTCAATAAACCCGGTGTTCGTTGTACCGTTGGTTGTTATGAGGTAACCTGTTGCTGTACCTGCCGCGTTCTGCAAGTTGAACCTATTACCTAGCAGGCGGAACGCCGTTGCAATTTTGCCTGTTGCGAAGGGCATAACTGCCCCCGCATTAGTCGTTAGAGACTGGTAGTAGTTACCTTGAATGAGGATTCTATCTGTAGTCCCCAGCAAACTCAGTAATGTCACAGCACCACTGGTCGCCAGAGAGTTTACCAAGTTATTTGTAATCGTTAGTCCATCCGAGGCATTCGAGACCGTGCTGAGCGTAACTACATTCAAGAAGTTCAGAATTGCACTAGTGTCCCTAACCTCACAGTTGTCCAGCGTGAAGCCGGTGGTTAGCGTGGTAATTGTTCCAGAAGCTACAGTCTGTGAGATATCGACTGTGTAGGTTCCCACTCCACCCGTTGTGCCAGTGAGCTGCGCGATAATGTGAGTTCCTACAGACACTCCAGTACCACTCAGCGTGTTCCCAATACCCAGCGTCCCACTTCCCACTGCACTCACAGTAAGTAAATTCCCTGCAATCGCTGCGGTTACGCTTGCCTGAACATGCGTGAACAGTGCAGTTATGTTAGCGAAGTTCGCAACGAACTGAATGTTCTGGAACGTCACATCTGCGGCAGAGATATTGATAGTTGCCGTTGCCGCAGTACCCAGAGTGAATAGTGGCCTTTGAAGACCAGTGCCCAAGCCCACCACGGACACATCTGACATATTCACTGTCAGCGCGGTAGCCGAGCTGATTGTCTCCGAGTGTCCAGGTTTAACGAAGATGATATCTCCGTTCCCCGGTGTGCACATTGTTAGTGCTCCCGCCAGAGTAGCGAACGGCCGGAAGAACGTTCCTCGGTTAGTATCCGCTCCCTGCACTTCACCGGCCTCGAGTGAGCTTCCATTCGAGAGCCAAAACACTTTCCCTGGCTGGGCTTGTAGAATCGGCTGACCCTTGAGGATCACACCGTTCACAAAGCCCTGAGGAAAGTTCGATACTTGTGGTGCGCCCATCTAAACGCTCCTTTCAGAGAGAGGGCACTTTCGTGCCCCCTACTGTACCAAATTGGTACACGCCTATGTTCATGTTACTTAGGGTCCGTTGCTAGCAAAGATGGCCCGAGGGTCAGTCACGCCGCAGACAAACCGCATGTAAGTTGCTGCCTTTGCATTCTTGGTGTCGAAGTCATTGTCTTTGGCGAAGTTGGGTTTCTCACGCCAGAAGAAGTTCGCCCCGTTGGGACAGTTGGTTCTCACGAACCAAGCATGCGCGGCGGTGAAGTAATGGTTGAGCATCACTCCCTTCGGGAACGCGTTGGTAGCACGCAGTGCATTCAGGTCGTTGTTTGCTGTACCTGGCTGAAGTACTGACTTCGTAATG